GAAAATCCGGTGCGCCGCCGCCGCCAGGTGTGCCCCACACCGGCGGCAACCCAGCGCCCTGCGACACAGGCACTTGTCCTGCGGTGCCGTTGGTTCCACCGAGAGACAGCCTGGGGTCTGTAAGGGTCTTGTTGGTCAGGGTCTGAGCCGTGTTGGTGCTGGCTACATCCGTCAGCGTGTTGCTGCCGAAGGCAATGGTCTTGTTGGTCAGCGTCTGAGCCGTGTTGGTGCTGGCTACGTCCGTCAGCGTGTTGCTGCCGAAGGCAATGGTCTTGTTGGTCAGGGTCTGCGAACCGGCCAGCGTCACGTCGCCAGCGCCGATTGCCGTTCGAGCGGCAGCGGCATCAGCCGCCGTGAGCACACTCCGGCCGACCGCCGAGCTGTCCGAGATCGCGGCGGCGTTCAGCGTTTGCCACGTCTTGTCACCGCGCCAGTATTGCGCCACGGTGCCTGCTGCAATCGTCGGCTCGCGTGTGCCTGTAGCCGCGTCCAGTTCGGCCTGGGTGGCCATGTCAACCGCAAAGCCTGGGTTGGGGTACGTGCCGCTTAAAACGCCGCCTGCCCCGCCTGTAGGGGTTCTGGCGTCGGTCAGCCTTGCGTCTGTGTTTTGTGTGAAGTTGCCGTAGGAGCCCGCCGTTGCCCGCATTGCCACCCGGTCACCGGCCACGTAGGATTTTGGCGTCGTCCCTTCCTGTCCGCGAAGCACGGTAATTCGGCACTCCCCAGGCACCGCGTTGTCCACGGCGGTGATACGCAGAACTTCGTGGTCGGACTCCACTGTTCCGGCGCGCTTGAACGCCGTCACGATGTAAAAGTCGCCCCCGGTTGGGTTGAGAAGCACCGATGCAGCGCCGTCTGAGATTTGCAAAACCCCGAACCCAAGCTCAGTTGCCGGGGTGCCGGAAGTCGGCGTTGCCTGCACTGGCCCGATGAAGGTCGTCTCAAAGTTGTTGAAGAAAATCTGTGCCATCGTCAAACCTCACGTATTCTTACTTTTAGCTCGACCTCTTTGGCGCGCCCGTCGTTGGTCGATGCCCTGATCGTGAGCTGATACGTCACCCCAGAAACACCGCCCTCATAGACCCACACCTTTAACGACCGTCGGTTAGGGCTTATGACCGAAGTGGCCGGAATCGGCATGATTGGCACCGACGAAACGCTGGACTGAACAATGGTATCGCCAACGGGAAACCACTCATCGAAGTCGATGTCGTAATCTTGCACGTCACGCGGCTGCTGCCGCACGGTTCCGATGATTGTCATGTTCTTTAGTCCATCACCACGAAGGTAAAAGCGCCGGGAGCCACTTGGAACCGGCGTTCATCCGGCGCGGGTTCGTCCCACTTTGCAACCCGCACAGCACTCCCACCAACTGCTATCTGCGCACTCGCCGTTGTAGCAACCAGATGCCGCGCGAAAACCATGTGATGCGCGTTGATTGTCGCACGGTTTTCTGCAAAAACCGACAAGCGCCCGACTACCCGCCCTGCTACGGATGCGCCAGCAGTGGGAAACAAAACGAGCGGCACCGAGATATTGCGCCGGGGTATCACAAACCCGCCAGCGACCGCAAAGGCCGCAGGCTCAACGCCCATCGGGGCGCGCACAAAAACGCGCCCGACAACCCCTGCATCTGCACGAGGGGTTGTTTGGATTCGCTCGCGGCGAAACACCCTGGCAGCCGCCTGTACGCCCGCCTGGCCGCTTACGTGGATATGATCTCGCGTGAAGCCGACTGCAATGCTAGCAGCTGTTTTCGCCTCCGCCTGGACTGGCGCACGGCGCAGCACAACCCCGAGAGCACCCGTTACTTCCGCCTGCGCCGCACGCTCCAGTCGTTGGCGTGAATGCACCCGGCCAACTAAGCCGCCTACCGTTGCCGTTGGCTCGATGTGGACAGCCAGATGGCCAAAGACTCGCGGGCTCGGAATGACATGAGCCCGCAGCGTACTATCAATGCGAACGCGAACAACGGGGTCAGAAACCGCCCCGTTGATGGCAAAGCCATTGATCGCGCCGCCGTTGAGCATTACAGCAACGTCAGGTTGAAATCGCCAGAGGTGGTAGCAGAATCAATGACGTACACGTCGTTCACCTGCAACGTCCGGGCGTTCGGCAACGGCGCGCTGTAAAGGAGCGTGGTGGTTGGGTCTGTAGGGTTTGCACCCTCCACGATACCAATATGCGTCACGGTGACGGGTGCGCCAGTCACCGGCGGGAATGTGACGCGCACCGAGTTGAACGTCACGCCATTCGCCGGGGCGTTGAACGCGCCCGCCGGTTGGCGCGCATACCACGGCGCATCCACTTCTGTGCCCGCAGTAAAGGCGTCGGTCGGGTTGGCCGTGAACAGCGCAAAATAGGTCGTTCGCAACGACGGGAACGGCTGGCCGCGCAGGGTTGCGTTGACGATGGCGTTGGCCAACGAGGTTGAAAAGCCGGACATGAAACACTCCTTTTAAGACGTTGGCGCGACTGCCGCGCTCGATTGAACTTCGGTTGCAAGCAGGGCTTTAGCCCGCTGCAAGTACGCCGCTGAAAGCGCGGCGTTGCCGCCGTACTCGGCGTCTTTGGCGTAGGCGTAGTGCAGGATCAGCCACAACAAGACGGGAGCCCACTGCGGGCGGAAGCTGGTATCCCCCACGACAGTTTCGTGCCCCCGCCCGTCCCCCGTTGGGGGCGCTACATCTGCAGGTGGGGTAGCGTACTCCATTTCCACTACCGCCCCTTCAAGCGCGGGGGGGAACACGCGAAAATGCCTAGGCGTGCGCGGGTCGTACATAAAATGCCGAACTACCCTCGACCCCGCGCGGCTGCGCCAGTTTCCCGCCGAAGCGTCTAGCAACACTGGGTCAACTTTAGTAATGGGCTCGCCGCTGGCGTTGGCCGCAACATCAATCAAAACTGCCCCCGGCGGCAAATTCTGCAACACCCCCGGAGCTAGCGGGAACGGCGCTACCGCCGAAGATGTGTCCGGGCGGGCGGCGTGGACTTCGCGTTGGGCCAGGTTCAAAAATTGCACTAGCTCAGAGGCGGGCCAGCGGGTTCCGTCTGGGTCTTGCAGTATCGTCTGCGCATCGCGGACTATGGACTGAGCATCTTGGTTCATGCAAAGGGCCTCCCCACGACTTGCAGGCTGGGACGAACCCTCCCGATGCCCCCTTCAATGCGCGCCCGGCTTGCTGCTCGTAACGCCGTTGCCGTGTACGCCATAGCCCCGTGCGGGTCGCTAAACGGCTGCCCTGGAATAGCCATCGCTCTAGCGGTCGCCCCCGCAAGAACGGCATCGACCCACAAATCGAACAAGTCGGGGTGCAGCGCAGTCGCGTTGCGCGCGGGTTGCAACGCGACATTAACTGCCACAGGGTACACTTTGTCCGGGGGCGGATGCAGTCGTACCTGGAAGCCGTCATCACCCCACACAGCGGAGTACGCCAGCGGGGCTCCTGATGGCCGCCCCAGCGACTCAAAGTTATCCGCCGCCATAGGAGACGCCCGGCGGCCCCCCACAACGACATCCAGCACCCGCGCAACTTGCTGCTGCGCTGGGGCTTCTAGGGAGTACACCGCCTCTCCCGGCACCGTGTTAAACGGCTCCAGCTCTAACCGCACGGACTGCGTACTCTCACAGAACGCGATAGCCGCGTCTAGAATAACCTGCGCCGCCAACGGCGTCGGGCACCCCGGCAAGTAGGGCAGCATCCTCGGAAAGAAGTCGCTGATGGGTTTCATGGGCTTGATGTAAAAAGACCCGACACAGAGGCCGGGTCATTCTAACACTACTGCTGCGGTCAGTTAACGATCATCAGCGCCAAGCCGCGAGGGTTCACCGCACGGTAGCCGTACACGTTCAGACTGCGGATGAAGTCCCCGAAGTCGTTTTGGTTACGCACGGTTTCCATCTTGGTGATCTGCGACGCGAAAGTGATTGCGCTCTTGTGCCCTGCGATGATCGCCCGGCGGCGCTGCACCGCCCCAGTCGAGACAATGCTGTTGGCAGTGCCGTCACCAGACACCCACGGCGTAGCCGTACCCGCCGCGCCGCGAGGGAGTTGATTGGTTACGTACACCGTGAAGCGGTCGATGAGGCCAATCCGCCCGTTACGCACCGGGCTGGTGGAGTCGCCGGTCGAGTAGGCCCGAGCCAAGTCGCTCTGGAACAGCAGCGCCCGCGTAGCGGGGTCAACCAGCAGGTAACGGTCGCTGTCCGGGACGTTTTGCTCGTCGAGGATGGACGCCAGCTCCAAGACCTTCTGCATCACGTTGCCCGGGGTCAAGGTGATCGGCGCAGCGTCCGTCCCCATCGCGTAGGCAGTGGAGGTGACGCCCGCAGTCGGGCCTCGGTTGGCGGCGTGGGCCAGGTTGAACGTGCCGTAGAGCACGTCCGAGTCGATGGCGATGCGCATCTGCTCGGCGGCGTCCGTCGAAAACATGTCGATCAGGTTGGGCTTGGACTGGTAGTCCAAAACGTCGTTGATCTGGAAAGCAAAGTACTTGCCCTTGTCGATCAGCAGCTCCTGCATGTCCGGCGTCGGCACCTGGTAGGCCAGCGGCATACCAGCGGCATAGTTGGCGATCTGAATGGTCGGGGCGGTGTTGATGAACACCTTGTCGCCCATAGACGACACCTCGCCCTGCCAGTCGGTGTTGGCGATTTCGCCGTACACAGACGCAGCGTAGAATTTGGCGTTCAGTTTGGCCGACCAGATGGACGGGATGAACCGCCCCGAGTAGGCGTTGGTGGTTGCGCCGTTGTTGGCGGCGAACGCACCGGAGACGGGAAAGACTGCGCTCATGAAAAGCTCCTGGAAATTTTAGGCCGCCGGGGTATCACTGGATACGACCTTCGGCAAGGGCCTCGTTAATCATCTGCTCCGCACGCTGCATTTCCGCGTCCCGACCACGGTACTTGCCGGTAGCAACTTCGTGGTAGAAGTTCCGTACCTGCTGCTGCGTAATCGTGGGTTTATCCACGGGCACCGGGGGGGCGGAAGCGCTGCCTTTGGGGCTCACTTGTTTCGCCAAGGGGTCGGCTTTCGGCGGGGTTTGTTTTGGAAGGGTGTCTTTGAACGCTTTGAACACGCTGACGACTCGGCTGACATCCATCGCGCTATGCGCGGCAGAGAGCGCGGCCTGCCGAGGTTGCCCATACACCGGGTCAACTTCACCAAGCCAAGCCAAGAAGCGGGTATCAGTGTTGACCTGCTCCCAGTCTGGGACGAGAGCAGCCAGCTTGCTGAAGAACACTTCCTCGGCGGTCGTCGATACGGTCTGTGCGGTGCCCTTGAGCGCACTTTCCAAATTGGCAATGCGTTTCTCAAGGCTCGACACCGTTGCGTCCATGTGCTTTGCAATCACAGAGAACGCGCCCTGTGCTTGTCGCTGCACCATTTCCACCAAATCCTGCCCGAAGGACTCAACATCCTTGGAGTTTGCCGCTGGCGGCTGCGCAGTTTCCTGTGGCCGAGGCTGCTGGGCCAGTTTCTCCATGCGCTCGATGGCGTCTTGGAGTCTGCTTTGAAGCTCTTTGTTCTGCTGCTGCAATTTGGGCACTTCGGCGTGGAAGATGCCTTGCAGCGTGCGGAACTTGTGCTCCCAGTTGGCGTCTTGGGACGAGGCGCTGCTCGTATGGGCCGGGGGCTGCGCAGTTTCCTGCGGCGGCTGAACTTGCGTACCCGCTCCAGCGGAAAGATCAGTAGCAGCAGGCTCCTGTGGCAGTGAGGCTCCTTGCTGGTTGGCCTCCGCTAGAAGCGCGTCTGCGGCTTCCACTTGACGCTGAACGGGTTGGGGCAAATTTGCCATGACTGTGCTCCTGTACGGCTATTGCCGTTTCTCAGGTTGATAGGATGCTACCATATTTTTTATGGTAGCGCAACTACTGCCGATTTGCGACAGATTCAGCGGCGGTCAACTTTTCCGTCATGAGCTTAATGAACCCCGCTGCGCCCTGCGCCCGCTGGAGTGCCCCATGATCCGGGTTAACCAACAAAATTTCTACTTGCCGGGCCATCTGCACGGCCAGCCACTCTTTGAACGGCTTGTGCCTGCACAAGTAGTCGAACAACTGGGCCTCTTTGTCGCGTGTCATGGGGCCGCCGCAGGCTGGAACGTGTCAGTCACTGCGGCCCCATCCATCAACTCCTGCCCGCTGC